TTTCCTGTTTGTAGTGTAGCGCTAAATTTATATCTACCACCCTCTGTTCCTGTGTCAGCAGATATAGAAAAGTTTGTAACCACGCAACCAGGCATCTCTAAACTTCTTTGATTAGTATGGTCTGATGGTCTAATGATCGCAGTAAGAGATGATGCGTTATTTGTGACCGCTGCACCATATTTAAAACCTGCAATTTTATGTCCAGATGCTATGCTTTGATTTGTGTCGTCAGCTTGAGCTGCACCACATATATTAGCTAAAAGCAATCTGTGCCCAACATCATCATGTAGAGTTCCAGATATTGATAGCTCTACTACTCTTAATTTATTATCTTGAAAGAAATCTTCGTCTTTAAGTGTTGCTCCAACTCCATTTCTTACGTCTAATACTTGATTTACATTCAACGAAGGAAATCCTACAGAATCTACATCTAGTTGATACATATTAGATGCGTGTATACCTGATGTTCCAGAATTTGTTGCATCAGAAGCAATCCATAACTGAAATTCCTTCGGAGAAAAAGCGTGTCCTACTGTTGGCATTATTTATCTCCTTTCTTTTTTGATGCTGACTCTACAACATCTATGTTATCTTTAATCATTTCTGGAACAGATTTTGATTCAACAGCCTTTCCTGCCTGCAAATCCGCCCACTCTTGTTTTGTCATTCCACAGCTTTTCCAAGCATTGGGAAGAGCTTGTGGATTTTTTAGCTTTATTTTCATAATCCCTCCTTAAGAGATATTTCCTGTGTGTTGTCCTTTCCATTCCCATTGAACCACATAGGCTCCCGACTCTTCATCAGGATTTAATTCAGTTGTTTCAAACCTACAGTTATATAAGTTACTGTTATCTGCTAGTGTAACAGAAGTGTTATCATGTATTAGTGCTTCAATTCTTGATGTATATCTTAAAACGTGGTCTAATGCCGTTTTTTTAATATTGTGTTCGGCAAAAAAATAGAACACATTAATTGTAAATTCCCTTGATTCAGACGTGATATTATACTCTAGCAAGTCGCTTCCAATAGGCTCGAGCCGAACAAATTGAGTTCCTTCGCTACCCTCTTCTCCTATATATACAGGCAAGGCTCCTTTAAATTCTGTGCGAAGAATACTTCTTAACTTGTCAAGAATGTTCTTCCAGTTGTTTGTAAATGTTACAGCCATTATTTATAAAACCTTCTATTTGGTGTTGCTGTTCTTGTAAGCTTAATAGATTTCATGTCAGATGAGTCTACATACTCCTGCCTTCCAGTTACTTCAATTTCCCATTCATCATCTGCGTGTGCCTCTGAATTATCGGCTGCGCCTGCAAACCTAATCTGCAAGCCTCCAGCCAAAGCTTGAAAGTCTCCTGTGATTTTTTCGTTAGTCACTACTCGATTGTTTTTTAATCCATTTGAATCTTTAACATATACGCTATAAGTAGCTGTTCCTATTGCGCCAGCCGTATCTATATCTAATTTAACTAAATCCCAACTACCACTATATTCTCCCCTAGTATCTACAGGATGCAAAGCTCCTTGTATTGTTGTGGCTTCTCGTATTATTCCTTGTGAGGCATCTGCTGTATTTTGCCAAGACAAAGCAGCTTTTCCCTCATTCAACAAAGCTATATTATTTTCAGCCTCTTCCATAAAAGATGTGGCTAATTCAGAATTATGATCTTTAGTCCTTATCATAAAACAAGAAGCAATTAAGCCAACTGTTCTTATAACCATATAGTCATAGTTCCCTGACTTATCTTTTAGTTGCTCTCTAGGCAAAGAGGGGTCAACTCTTGAATCAAAGTATCGGCTTGCATCTGCTCTATATTGAGTTACCATAGTTGTAAAATCTTCTCCCGCCTCAACAAGTATATCGTTAGGGTTTAAAGTTGCGCCTGCACTTGTTGTTAAAAATATTTGAACAGAATCTGTGCTTGAAGAATAGTTAAACTCGTAATTTGCATTAGGGCTGTCTGTAACAGATGTTCCCTCAACGCCATCAAAAAATAATTGAGTAATCAGTCCTGTGTCATTAGCTTGATACTGATTAGTTGTATCTGTGTCTGTCCACCCATAGATAGGAGTCTTTTGGTCAAACTCATCCATTTGAGGAAATATTCTTTTTAATTCTGCGTGTGTAATATATGTTGGTGCTGTTGCCATTTATTTGCCTCTCATTTTTTTTCTTACAGACCTAGAATAACTAGCTCTTTGTTTACCTTTCTTTGTTGCCGCTCTTTTCTTTCTATTTTCATAGGCTTTCTGGGACTTTGTTAAGCTTTCTCGCACAGATTTAGGAAGATAGCGACCTCTTTTACTCTTTGGCTTTTTCTTGTCCCTAGAGCTTAAATAATCCCATTTTTGAGCAGTCCATTTTTTTAAAGAACGCTGTGATTTCTTAAGTGCCATTATCTGTACCCACCGCCTTTTGCTTTATATTGTCTAGCTAGCATCTGTGCTTTGCGAGCCGACCATTGACCAGCTCTACCACCTTTTGATCCTGCTTTTATTTTATAAAACAATCTCTTTCTCATAGTAGGTTTGGTATAGTTACCTGCTTTATTTACTGTTGATTTTCTTTTTTTCCTAGCCATAATTTACCACATTTTGCAAGACCAATATCTTGCTGTTGTTTTATCTTTTGCTGTAGCACATCTGTGCCTTGCCCTAAAAGACTTTCTTCTAGCAGGGCTTGATTTTTTAATTCTCATGTTAGGGTCACCAAAAGCTACTCTTTTTACTTTACTTCCAGCTTTTACATACACTTGGAACTTTTTTCTCCCATAGCCTGTTTGCCCTCTACGAATACGAGTTGGTTTATTTAATCTAACTGATTTTCCTTTAAACTTTGCCAACTCACTTTTTCCTTTTAATTCTTCTTTTAACTTTTCTCTTCATTTTTCTTTTTTTGCCATATCTCATTTTTCCGTATGCCATATTTCCTCCTTAACCTAAACTTATTACTCTTATTTCTGTATCTGATTTAGAGTTGCAGCTTCTTGCCTCTAAAGTAACTGCGCCATTAATGGTAGTAGCGCTATCTTCCACACCTCCTGAATGAGCTGCTTCAGTATTGACGCTAACAACAAACTCTGCATTTGGGTAAGCATTTATATTAATTTCGCCTGTCTCGTAGTTGACTGTAGCGCTACCTCCCGCACCTGTTAAATTTCCTTTTCCATCATCAAGCAAAAAAGCATTTACATTTTTCATTTCTGAATAAGTAACAGAATCTCTTATAGTGTCGTCAGGCAATTTCGCTGCAACAGCAGCCTCCAATGAACCTACGGCAGGAATTATGCCTACTCCAAATGGCGTAGTTCCGCCACTTGGGGCAGCCATTAATATTGCACCTGTGGAAAGTCTTGAGCTGTCAGTAATCCTCACATCGCCATTAACAATAGCTATGGTTGCTTTTTTATTTTTTAGATTCGTTCCAGTCGTAAATTTGTCATTAATTGCACTTTGGATTTTGCCAATTACATTACCAAAAGTAACATCACTTGAATCAGTTGTGAAAGCTACATCATCTGATGAGCCTCCTGATACTGTAAGAGCAAAAGTGTATGTTGTTGACGTAGCCAGACCTGTTTTTGTGCTAGACGTTATTCCCGACAGTCCAAACTCTTGATAGCCATGTTCGTAAAACTTAATAGCTACAGAACCTGCAACAAGTCCATCGCATACAGTATCGGCAGTTCTTCCATAGCCAAAGAAATTCATAGCCCTAAATAAACCACTACCGTTTGTTTTAGCTACTGTTGCGCTACCATTGCCACCCCCATTATAAGAAGTGTCGTCAAAATCATGATGCATATTAAAGAAAGGAAGCCTAACTGCCACATCATCTGCATGAGTTGCTGCTGTTGAGCCATACAAGCCTCTAATAATTGTAAGTGTACTGTTAGCCAAATCTGCTCCTGTCCCCACAGCAGTTACTTCACATATCTCATTTTCTAGCCTTATTAAATCACCTACTTTAAAAAACTTACTATGTCCATTTTCTAGGTTAAGAGTAGTGTGTGTAGCATCAGAACCCATCGTAGCTGATGTTGCATGATCTACATCTGCACCACTATCAACATACTCATTAGAATCAGGGGCTGCATTGCTCACCTCTACACCTATACCACCTCCAAATTCAGTAGATGCTCCAATTAACCTATTGTTAGGCAGATAAACACATTCACCTGCTGGCAATAACATTGAAAGATAATGTGTGGCATCATTTACAGTATCTGCTGAATCAGTAGCAGCATCAGTTACCCATTCTCCTGTAGATATAAGAAGTTCACAGCCTACATTGCCAGTATTCTCTACCAATATTGCTTTTGGGGCAGTCATTGTGTCATTTCCTACACTTGTTCCATAATTAACTAAATCTATCCCTCTATTAGAATTATCTACCTTTATAACCTTATCAAAAACTACATTATAATTACCTGTTATGGTTTTAGTGTAATCTAATCCCCTGTCTGTATTTAATTTTATCTCTTTTGTATATTGAGCCATTTTATCTCCTTACTGATAATGATATTTTACGATTAATTGAGCTGTTAAATCTGTTGTTGCGCCTACATTCTCTATAAAAGCTAACACTACTTTATCTGCTGCTACATTTGCAGAATCTACTGTTAATGTTGTGCTTGTTACTCTGTCATTGCCTGTTGTTAGTGTAGAGCCATTGTGTGCTAACAATGTACCATCAGACAAATCTCCTGCACCACTTCCTGTTCCTGTAGCTATTGTATATGAAAACAAATGGAAATTAACTGTATCTGCTGCCTCTCCACCACCTAAAACCCTAACCTCATCTATAGTTATTGCAGATGGAATGTACCAGATAGAACCAACTAAAGCATTTGCATTAGCCTCTGAAGATGATAGTGTAAAAGTAGTTGCAGGGTCTGTGCCTGTTCCAAAGTCTAGTGATGTTAGCCCTGCCCAACCACTATCAACAAACATAGAATGATGTTTTCCGCTAGTGGGCTGTAGGTCGTGCACTGAATATCTTTGGATTTGAGTATTAGCATAGTTTTGAGTAGCCCCTACTTTTACTGCACTATTTGTTGTATCTACCGTTAATAAATCTGTACCACCTGATGTTTCAACCACCATTGCATCTGTTTGGTCAGAAGAGGGTTTTACATGAAGTTTGTTCTGCCCTAATGTTAAAGATGTAGATTGCCCTAATCCATCTTTAATATTTGTACCATTAGCAGTTCTACCACTACCACTATTATCTACTTGCAGTATATCTCCATAAGTGCTTGCTATTGTTTTGTTTGTTAATGCCATCTATTCTCCTGTTGTAATTGTTGCAGGTAAAGCTACTGCCCTAATTATTACTGGTGGGAAATGTGTTCCTGTTGTTCTGCTTCTTCCATGCACAATAAACACACTAGCCTCACTAGCTAATCCTGCTAAATAATAAGTAGTGTCTGTTCCTGCTGTTAGCCCTGTTACTGCAAAGCTGATATTCTGCACATAATGGTCACTTTCATCAATATAAAAAGTTTGGTCACCATCATAGGTATGTGTTTCATCTAATTCAGAATAAGATGTACCTGTAGATAAACTAAATTTTGCTCCACCTGTTATAGCAGATATGTAAAAAGAACATTGTATTTCAACATTGCCACTAGGTGGTACAGTAAATTGTATTGAGAAGTTAGTGCCTTGATCAGTTTGCAAAACTGTCATTGAGCTTGAATTTATAGTTGTGAAATTGTGGCTTACAGTTGTACTATCATTGGCTATTCTAGTGTAACCTAATATCATTCCTGCATAAGCACTATCTGTTGCACTAAACTCTGTACCATTAGCTAAAGCAGAAGTATGTTTAGTAGCTGCCATGGTTATTCTGTCATTAGCTTCATCAAAAGTAGCCATAGTATCACCACCCACTACAATCTCTAAATCATCAGCAGATGCTTCATGTATATAAGTATGCCCACCAATACCATCTAAACTTAATTTTCCTGTAGACGCTACTGCCATATCATCTCCTGCTACTATATCTCCAAATACTGTCAAATCCCCATTAGCGTCTAAAGACATTGCTTCATTAGTTCCTAAAACAGCACCTGTAACAAAAGAAAGAGTGCTTGTTGCCTCTCCACCATCATTGCCTATGCTCCAGCTTGTAGTTGCGCCTTCCATAAAAGATATTTGTGCATCAAAACCATCATCTGCTTGAAGAAATAAACCTGATCCTGAATCAGTATAATTACTAGCTGAATCAAGAAGTATTCTTTTGGCATCTATTTGTAGGAAATCATCATTGGAAGTAGCTTCTATAGACACGCCTCTGTACATGTTAATTTTTGTTCCACTTTCACCTACCATTTGAATGTTTCCATCTACTGTTAAATCACCATCTACTTTTGCTGTTTCAGATGTTAGATTTTTTATATCAAGCTCACCTGATGATATTCTAAAGCCTTCAGTAGACAACTCTAGCCCTGTAGAAACACCATCTACCTGTAGTGGCTTTAAATGCTGGTCAAGATTTTGTATTTCTATAGGTTTCATTTTCTAGTAATCAATAACCTCTTTTCTATCTTTTTTATCTTTCCTTGTAGCTTTTCTAACTTTAATATTTTGTTTTCTAGCTCTAATACTTTAATATCAAGCTCGTTAGGCTCCTCAACATATTTCATTATCTTGAAGAGCTTAAAGTTCTTTGCGAGTAAATCAATTATCTTATTTATAACGAGCTTCTGTAACATTATTTGTCAGACTTCAGTCCTTTAATCAACCCTCTAACCATCGAGCCGAATATATTATCTATCAAATCAATAAACCAAGGCTCTATAGTTTTATTCCATACGCCTTTAGTCCAGCTAAACTTGCTTAATCCTACTGTCATAGCAACACCAAGCTTTTCAAATCCGCCTTCTACAAAGGCACAAATCTTTTCATTAGGTATCTTTTTTAGTATAAAAAGCACAATACCACCACCACCTAATCCTAAACTTAAACCTAACCATTCCATAGTTATTCTCCTTTATTTTCTAATCTTTTTACTTTGCCACGAAGACTTCTTACTTCGTTTTCAAGTTTTCTTATTTTTAAACCAAAGCTATTTATCTTGATGTCTAATTCGCTTCTCATCATTTTTAAAAGCTTCTTATCTTGCAAACTACTTCTTATCAATTTTCTTCCCATTTGCTTAAATCTAACATTTGCAACGGTCTTTCTATTGTATGGTCTTTAAGCTTATCGTTTTGGATCTGTATCTTTGTTCCACCTTTTACAAACGGCTTTCCATTAGCAGTTCCAATATCGTAAGCAAAGAATGTTGTTTTCCAAAAACCAACCCTTATAACTCTTGCAGGGCGACCGTCTAATATCACTACATCGTCAGTATTCAAGTCTTTACCGAGGAAGACCTTTAACCCTTCAACAACTGTTTCTATTGTTGATTTAAACAATAATAGAGCAACGCCAGATACAAATAACCATACCCAGTTTCCTAAAAAACCTTCTGCTTGTTTCTGTAGTTCCTCTTCGTTCATTCATTACTTCATTAACTTATAAATTTTTACACATATATATACGAATGTTGCCAACCCCACTAAAACTCTAACTAAAACAGGCAGCCATTCCATCCAAGTAACAACCATGCCGCTAGCACCTGCTGTTACTGTTCTTAAGCTATCTAGCATAAATACTCTCCGAAAATATTGGAGGCGTTGAGCAATTCCTATCTTCCGTATAATAAGGAGAGGTAAAGCTTAAGGATGTATTATACGACCACCTTGAATATGGTTTCAGTTTTCTTGCTTTTTTTGGCTGATTTTGCATTGTACGCCTCCAAAGTTTTATCAATGTTATAACCCTTACAATTTACATTTTGCAAGTCTATTTTAATTCCATCTCGATTTCCATTATCATAGAACACATAGGCGTTCTGACTTGCTCTTCCACCGAGATTTAAAGCTTTTTCAGAGTAGTCATTGGCTCCCACCATGCTTGAACTTCTCCCAAAACAATCTCCTACTCTAGCTGAATGGACGTGACCAAATATAACATAGTCTATCCTAACCCCTTTCATAGAGTATCTTCCACATATTTGGTTTATAGACTTTTCCACACCTGCGCTTATGGCTCCATGACCATGAAGCATTAAAAGGTTTTGCCCTGCTACGTTTATGACTATTTCAGATGGGTCACCATCTATAAAATGCACTTTTGATTCCTTAAATAAATACCTTAAACAAGTAAATATAGTATAATCATAGTTATCTGTAGCTACTGAATTTGACCAACCCAACTCTTTATTGGCACGTCCTTCATTCCCTACTACACTTGCAACACTTACATTAAAGCTTTTATTTAGGTCAAGTATAACTTGTTGCATTATGTCGACTGCTAAAAAGGTAGCTTTTGCCCTATTTGAAGCCTGATTAAGCAATTCATCCAGCCTTCGGTCACTATTCATTAGATCTCCAGTTAAAGCAACCACAACTTGGCTAACTCCATTAACTTTGAAATAAGCTGATGCCTTTTCTACAAAATATTGGCATCGTTGAGAGGCAACTTTAAAGTCATATTTATTGTTCTGAAGTTCAACTAATTCATTAAAGTGAACGTCACTAAATTGGATGACCCCAACCGCCCTTTTACTAATCTTATGACTTTTAGTGAGCTTGTGTAGTCTGTTCTTTTCAAAAAGCTTTTTTAATTCTTTGCTGTATTCTTCTACAGCGTTTTCAATTCTTGCGTGTTCTCTAAAGCCCTTTCTTTCTATCCTTGTAACATCTTGGGCTTTTTGCTTCTCTTTTCTATACCTGACATTCTCTCGGAGAAGCTCTAAATCCTCTATAGGATTGACAGTTCTATGCTTACAGCCCCTACACTCATATCTTTGTTTGTACTTATCAAACCCACTTTTGGTTAGACCTCTATTGTAGCATCTAGGGCAAGCTAGAACTTTATTTAAGTATTCATCAGATGACATAATTTACCTTATGGCGTAGATAAAAAGCAACTAAAGAGATTTTATTATTTCGGATAGTTCTTTAGCTCTATTAGGCGTTTGCACAGCCCATTTGGAATCAAGCATTTCTTCAGAGGCTTTTTCCCATTCTGCTTCTTCTAGATACGCTATGGTTTTCTTAAATTTACAAAATCCTGCAAAGCCTAATTGATATGCCATGTTAAGCATAACGTTTCTGACTTCTATAGGACTTTCTTGAAACCAATCAAATTTCTTTTCAAATCTTTCTTCTAATGCTTCTAATTTTTCAGTAAGAATCAACTCGCAAACTTCTTCAGAAAGATGTAAGTCTTTAATAGCAAACCCCACTCCAATGGTGTCTACCCCAGCCGTACATTTATATACAGTAGGTTTATATCCTTCGTGAATTTTTAATTGTTCTATTATATCTTTCATAATATGATACTGTTCTGTCCAGTATTGGTATTTATTTTGCACTCTTTTTAGAAGCTTTCTTTTTCGGCTTTGAGCCTAGCTCTTTCCATCCAATAGCTTTAGCAGCATCAATATCTTCTTTTTTAAATTCTTTAACTAGTTTTGTTCCGTCTGATTTTTTTATAGTTAATTTCATATTTTCCTTTAAGGTTAAAGGGGGCGGTTGCCCACCCCCTTAATTTATAGCTACTTATTAAGAAGCTGGGCTTACTAATGCGAAAACTTTTTTGTTTCCAGCAGTAGTGCTACCAGTAACTAAACAACCATAAACGCTATCTGCAACAAATCTTGTAGATAGAGAAGGTAAGTGATAGTCACTTTGCACTCTAGCTTTCATTCCTGGAGAATAAGCAATGTGCATAGCATCTTTATGTATTAAGTATCCAAGCAACTTCTCGCTTTCGTCTGAAACGCCATTAGCGCTAAAGTTACCAACTGGTGAAGATGAAGCTGCTGAAGAGGTAGAACCTGCGCCGTAGTGCATAAAGTTATTAGAAACAATAACTTGTACTCCACCTAGCTGTCCAGCAAAACCATTAATAAATGGGTTTTGGTCTCCAGCCAAACCAGTTCCTTCATATTTAGCAAATTCAGCTAATTTAAACAAGCTACCATAAGTTGCTGGTGTAAGAACCATAAAGTAGTCACTTGCGTTAGAATCGTTTGTATAGATAGCTTCTAACATATTGGCTACACCCGCAGCAATGATGTCTGTTGAATCATGAGTTGTGTTTAGCTCAATAGTATTTCCAGCCTGATCGCCATCGTCTGTTCCGTTTGCATAATTGAAAGCAACTTCTTCAAATACTTTAAGAGCTAGGTACTGGTCTACTTTTTTAGCTAAAGCATATCCAAGTTTAGATGTATATAGATTCATTACATCATAACCTGACTGAACTTTTGCAACATCAGTAATTGAAATTGCGCTGTGGATAGCTTGATTGATGTCTAAAAAGTATGCGTCTTCAGCATCAGTAGATTTAGCAAAGGCTAAATTTGTGTCAATCAAAGTTTCAACAGCAGCTGTTCCGCCACCATAAGTGTCAGAAGCAGTTAGTTCAGTTTGTCTTGGCAAGTGTATTCTATCTCCACCGGCTGCAACCAATCCAGATAAATCATTTGCCATAGCACCAAAAACTAGATTTTTTTCCATGTAATCCATTATTGATGCACCCCATACTTCAGGGATAAACTCTTGTAGTGTAGCTTCATTTCCTGAATCTTGCAAACCACCAGCAAGTGCAACATTGTTTGTTCCAGCCAAATTCATTTGGATTCTAGAAGTAACATGGAAATCCATGCCAGACTGAATCCAAGGCTTTTGACCTTCAAAAGTTAAGTTAAACATTTATTTCTCCTAATATTTTTAGTTGCCTTTTGCCTTACTTTCATAGAAAGCTCTTCTTTCAGAATCCGTCATGTCTTTCCAGTCTTTGTTCATGACAATATCCTTGCTTCTTCCTATAACTTCAGGGGCATTAGGCTTTGTGTTTGTAATTTTACTAGTAACAAATTCAAGGGTCTCTAAATCGAGTCTTGATAATTGTTCTCTTTCGTTTTCAGGATGTTTTTCTAATAAGGAAGTTCGTCTTGCTTCTTCGTATTTAGACCATTTTTCAGCATTAGAGCTTAAACTTTCTATTTTAGAAGACGCCTCATTGTATAAGGTTTTAAAATCTTCTTTTTCTTTTAGCTTGGCTTCTTCTGCTTTTGCGATCTTTTTTTCCATTTCTGAAATACGAGCTTCTGCATCCTGCGCCCTTGCTCTGTACTTTTTGCTTTCTGCTATTAATGCGCCAACATCAGGCGAACTTGTTGGTGATTCTTGTGTAGGCTGCTCACTTACTGTTTCGCTTGCTACTTGATTTTCTTGGGACATACTGCCCTCCTATATATTGTTAGTTTTAAAAATATAAATACTATATCTTGTATTTATCTTTCGCCATAACTTATATTATGTCAGTTGTCAATTACAACAATTAATGAAAAATAATTTAAAAGAAGAGCTAGATTTTAAGAAGTCTTGGTTTGATTATATGGGGTATAAACCTCACAAAGGTCAAGAAAAATTGCATTACCCAAGTAAAGATACGGCTCGGTTTTTTGTTATGGTGTGTGGTAGAAGATTTGGCAAGACGACTTGTTCTGCTATGGAAGCCACGTTTGTTGCCTCGCAGCCGAATAAAAGAATTTGGTGCGTAGGGCTATCTTACGACAAAGCAGACTTAATGTTCCGAGAAATTTGGAAAAAGATGGTAGTTGGACATTCCAACGATATTATAAGGGCTTCTGAAAAAGAAAGATACATTAAGTTTAAATGGGGGACAGTTGTTGAGGGTAAATCGGCAGATAACCCTGATTCATTGGTAGGTGAAGGTTTAGATTTGCTTATTATTGATGAGGCTGCTAAAGTAAAAAGAAAGATATGGGATATGTATTTATCTCCTACTTTATCAGATAGAAAGGGTAAGGCGATATTTATTTCTACCCCTGAAGGCTTTAATTGGCTCTACGATATGTATTTGCTTGGGCAGAAAGATGAATTATGGGAATCTCACCAAGCACCTTCTTGGGATAATCAGTTTGCTTTTCCAGAAGGACAAGAAGACTCTTTTATTGTTGAGCGTAAGAGAAATATGTCAAAAGAATCTTACGACCAAGAATATGGAGCAAAATTTACAACATTTGCTGGTCAGGTTTACCCGTTTGACCGCAATTTAGATGTCGGCTATTTTCCATACAATCCAAACTACCCTACTTTTTGTAGTATTGACTTTGGATACAGGATGCCAGCAGTAGCTTGGTTTCAAACACAGTTAATAAATGGGGAATGGCACATAAATATAGTAGATGAAATTATACACGAGAAAAATATTAAAACAGATGAACTTGTTAACAGGATTAAATCAAAGCCATATTATGTTAGGGCTTACTACGGTGATCCTGCTGGAAAACAAGCTCAAGGACAATCGGGTATGGGGGATATTGAGATATTTAGACAAAATGGTATAATAATACAAACTATCAGAGACAAAGTCTCAAGAAACATATCTTCTGGCATAAGCCATGTCAGAGGTTTTATAGAAAATGCTATGGGCAAACGATACCTACATGTTGATAAAAAATGTCAAGGCATAGCAGAAGATTTAGAAAATTATCGTTATCCAGAACACAAAGAGGGGTATGATTTGAAGCCAGACCCTGTAAAAGATGGTTTTCATGACCATGGATGTGATATGGTTAGATATTTTTTTATAAACAGATTTCCAATTAAACAACAACAACTTATAGTGAGGAAGAGATGACAGTAGAACAAATTATTGAAGAAGCAATTAGAGAATACAAATTATCAGAATCGCAGCAAAGAAGGAGGCATGTAAGAAAATTAGTAGACTATTACTGTGGCTCCAACACATCAAACTACATAGAGCAGTATTTTGATTCAGACGCATTTAGAGAAGTTCCTTGCTATGAAGCAAACTTTACAAAACGATTTATTAACAAAATGAGCCGAATATATACTGTGGGAGCAAACAGAAATGTAAGCGATGCTTATGACAACCTTACTGTAATGAAAGATGCCAGGATGAAGCATGTAGAAAGAATGACCCGTTTGATTGGAACTATTGCTACACAGGTTGTATTTATAGACGGAGACATGCCTCATTTTGATTACAGACCTGTCTATTACTTTGATGTTCATCTTGGCGATAATCCTTTTAAGCCTGAAGCAATTACGTATCCAGTTTTGATGAACTCTGACGATGTTTCTCACACAGAAAAATTAAAGTATGCTTATTGGGACAAAGGAATGTATGCTTTGTACGATGAAGATGGAAACATACTAGAAGAATATGAGCATGGTTATGGAGTTCTTCCGTTTGTATTTACGCACAGAGAAAATCAATTAGACTCTTTCTTTGTAGATGGAGCAGATGATATTGTGTCTTGTAATGAGCATGTTAATATAACGATGACAGAGCTACAATTAGGGTTAAGATTTCAAATGTTTGGTCAGCCTTATGTAACTGGGCTGCAAGCCGATAAAAGACTAGAGAGAGCAGGTTCAGATACAATACTTGACCTACCTGAAGGTTCTGTGTTTGATATAGTGGCTCCTGAAGCTGATTTGCAGTCAGTAATAGAGACTGTTAAGTTTCAGGTTGATTTAGTTGCTCAAAATAACCATTTATATGTTCAATTTGCTCAAGATGGCGGAGAAGTCCCAAGTGGAATTGCATTAAAGATTAAAGACTTGGAAAGATTTGAAGACTATCAAGATGATATTGAATTATGGAAGATGTATGAGCATGAATTATACCATGTTGAGAAAGAAATTGCAGATTATAATGGCATTAGACTACCAGAAAGTCTTAAATTAGACTTTAATGAGCCTGAATATCCTAAAACAATGCAAGATCAGATTCTTTGGGATAACCACAGGCTTCAAAACAACTTAATAACAAGAGCTAAACTGATGGTTGAGTACAATGATGACCTTTCTTTACAAGAAGCAGAAGCATTAGTAGCTGAAAACAAAGCAAAAAACGAGGTAGAAATAGTTGAGAGTTAGAATGAAAACAAGCATCACCTTTGATTTTTTTAAACTTTCTAAATTTTTAGCAAGCCAAGAATATAGATCCTTAAAATCAGAATCTATTGGTCAGCCGACCGTAAAAGCTATGAAAAAATTTATAAAAGCAGGTAATGTGACACCTCAACTTGCAGACGCAACTAAAAAAACAAGAAAATTCAGAAAAACAAGACCTTCTATAGGCGGTCACAAGCCTCTATATGATACAGGGGCTTTAGTTAATGGGATTATGTATGATAAAGGAGAAAATGCTATTGTGGGGCTAGCTAGAGGTAGAGATGGAAAGCATTATACCAAATTTCATTTAACAGACAATGTTACGCCTAATGGAAAACCAGTCCCTGCTAGAAATTTTGTCCAACAAACACATGATGCTATGAGTACAGATTTAGCAAAATCATACTTTGACACACAGTTTGGAAAAAAATTGCTTGCAGGAATAAAAAGAAATTTAAGTAGACGTTTAGCCCGATAACTAGGAGGACGCATGGAATCATTTGAAAAGAAAATGCTATTAGAGCTTTTAAAAACAATCAAAAGGTGTGATGATAGGCTAAAAACTCTTGAAGAAGTCCTCTATGTCGATGAAAGTGAAGCCGAAGATATTGTAACTCCTATAAGTAGAGAGCTTTATGATGCAGTCAAAGAAGCGACTGGTAGCGGTTTAGTCTTTATGGCTATCGCCTAACTTACCGTCAATATCCTTAATTTGCCCCTGTAGAGCCTTAATTGCTAGTTTCATGGCGTATATCTCTGCCATACAATAAATAATGCCTTTATCCCTATCTTTATTCGTTTTCTTTGCTTTCTTGCTCTTCATTCTCCCTCCTTATGATTTCTTCTCTCCAAGATTTTTTCTGTGCAGGCGTAGGTCTTCTAGCAGGTAATGGGTCAACACCCACTTTCTTTGCCCTTGAAAGCCACTCATTCCACTCTCTACGCTTCTTATTGTAAGCTTGTTTCTCTTTCTCGGTCTTTATGGCTTTTTTTATTTTCTTCTTTTCTTTACGCACTCTTTGACGCTGATCTTCAGTATTTCGTTCAGGTAAGTCTACGTTTGTATCAGGAACACTATCAATTATCTCTTCTACTTCAGCATCTTCGTAATCAATTTCCGCCTTTTCTGCTTTCAAGAACTTCTCAAAAGGACTATCAATAGTAACATTAACATTCTTAACCAACTTACCACTGTGTTCCAACACAAGTCTTCCTGCCTGCACATTACCCGCTTTAGCCTCCCTGACCATCGCTTGCAATACCGCAGGCAGTTCTCCCCCAAATTCTACCATATACCTTTCGTATATCGCATCGACGAAGTTAGGGTTTTTCCTCCAAACATATATTAACTGCGCAGAAACGCCTAATTCTTTAGCAACTTCCGCAGCCGTAATATCTGGTTGAAGAGCATATAATTCTATCGCCTTCTGTACATCAGGTCTTTTTAATAAATCGCTCATCCGTAATAGTTAAAAGAGTTCCTTAAATACTGTTCTATCCACCAACAACGCCCATTATCCGAAGCCTTAAGGATTGCCTTTTTAATGTCTTTACCCCTTAAAGTAGACCTTGCTTTGTTCTTTTTCACTAAATCTTGTGTTTCCATTGCACTAATATACTACATCTGGTAGTTCTTATCCAAATTTTATCTGTAGTTCCATTTTGTATTTTTTGAGTCATGCTGTCTGCACAGCTTTCTCCTCGGTCATACGCTTTAGGGGGGTGTGTGCATAACGTGCAACCATAAACGTGCAACACGTGCAGGGGTTTGTAGTTCATGTGGTAATTATAAGCGAGACAATAACCCTTTTTAGGCTCTTTTTTTAGATATTTTTAATATTAAATAAAAAGATATTTTATTTAGTGTTATGGTATACAATAAGATTAGATAATTATCCGGCTTTACATCTGTAATAATTCATATTAAATAAAAAAAAGCTTGCATAGAATCTTAAAAGGGCTTAACTTGTATTGTTACAATGAATTAATATAAGGAATTACATAAAAATGAAAAATTTAAAACATGTAAATATAATCGAAAAATCAAGAGGGCTAGTCTTCTTTGGTGTTGGAGATAAATTTTTTAGATTAGAAGACAATAGTTATTTTAGACATTACGAAATTAAAACGGGTTGGACTTTAATGGAGCTTGTCTGCTGTGGTTCGCATGAAGGTGAAAATCTAACAAAAAGAGATGTATTAATGCACAATTATGATGCGGAAATGTGGGCTATTTATAACACTAAAATGGAGTGTTTGTTAGAATTTGAAAACGAAGATAAATAA